GTTTCTGTAGATTGGGATAATTTTGTCGAAAATACCTTCATTCTTGTAGTTAGATTTAAATCTCCAAAATTTAACTCCGTCCGCTTCGTTATCTCTATCGATAACTTTTACGATATAGAATTTACGAGCCAAGTAATTTGATGCCAATTTTTTATCTTCCTCTTTTCCCGTTGAACGAAGTTCCTCATAAACCTCAGTCAAAGGTGAACGTTCGTTGTCGTTTTTTCCTGGGTCATAAAATTTTTGGAATTTCCCATCCACTTGAATCTCGTGATAATAAACCACTTTAAATGGTGAAGAACCATCGTTTGTTGGTAAGATTCGTAATCTTCGCTGACCTTGAGTTTCCTTATCCATAAGGATTGCCGCGAAGTATTTTTTCATTCTTTCTTCTTGTGTGAATTTTGAGGTAGAAGAAGTACTACCTTGTTTTGCTTGCTCATATTGAGCCAAAACTGCGTCTAATGAATTTGTCGCCATAGTGTTTAAAATATTTAAAGGTTTATAAAAGTATAAGTGTCAGCCGTGTGTTTGTCAAATTGTTTTGTAAAAAAAAATGGTCCGGAGACCATTTTAATTATCTTAGTTGCTTAAATGGTTTTGTTTCATCTTCAAAATTTCTGAAGGTTTTCTTGATTTCATTTGGAGAATATTCTTCAACTTCATCTTGAGTTAAAATATATTCATTTTTTCCCGATTTTTCCATATCTTCTTCCTTGTCATCAAAGAATTGACTTAGTTTTTGATTAAAAGGACCTGAATCCAATGTTCTTAACTCTAATCTTTCTTGTGGCGTTTTTTCTCGGTATTTTTCAACTTTAGCCTCTAAATCATTTAATTTAGTCATGATTCCATCCATTTCTCCTAATTTAGATTCTAAATCCGTTAAATGTTGGAATAAGTTAGTAAAATATTCTTCCTGTTTTTCTTCCACTTTTTTCTGTGACTTTACTAAATCAGTGATGTCCATTTCTTCAGTTTTTGATTCAGATTTTTCATCTGCACCAATTTTTTCAACATCAGGGTCAGTCGCAACATCCACAGGTTGTGGACCTGCAGGAGCAGTTGGTGGAGCCATACCCGCATTTGGGTCTGCCGGTGGAGCCGTTTCAGGAGCCGGTGCAGCATTTGGGTCAACCTCACCAGGTGGTGGGGGTAACGTAGCGTCTTGTTCTACAATATAATTATTAATTGAATTATATCTGGCGATTTCCTCTAAAATCTGATTGTCTATTTTTTTCATGTTATTAACCGTTTAATAGTTGTTTTACACCTGTTAAAGTTTCAACTTGAATTTTTTTATTTTTATTTAATGTGTTATCAACTCTTTCTATTAAACCATCTTTCATTCTGATAGTATAACAGTCACCAGTATCTAAATCACATACTTGTTTAGAACCATCTCCCAAATCTTTTTCGGTACTTCTGGTATTTTTACCTAAATAGTTGTCTAATATTAATTTTGTGTCCATAATCTTTTATTTATAAATATCTTTTATTTTGAAAAAACCTAATTTAACATGTTGTTCCGTTTCTTGAACACGGTTTTCCATCCCAAACAATTTCCATACCTGTATATGGTTTACCATAACATTTACAACAAATATTATCTTTAATTGCCTTCCAATCATATGTTCCAATTATTTCACGATAGTTGAGTCCTTCTTCAGGACAATCCAATGGCATAACCACTTTTACAAAGTCCTTGTTTCCAAATATAATATTTGGGAAAGCGTCAACCCTAACTCTAAAACCTACTTCGTATGTTTGTCGGTTTCTAGCCAACTCCAAAGCCTCAATAAAATCAGGTGAACTCACAAATGAACCTCTATTAGTTTTTTCTTTTATAGTAAAATTAGCAATTAATATATCTGACATTTGTGACGCCAAATATATTTTAGCATTATAGTCTTGTGTTAATAAAGCACCGTTGTTTAAAACAAGAAAATCACCCGTTAACGCCCCGCCGCTATTAATTTTTAAATTTTGTAAATAATAAGTACTAAAAGCGAAACTATTTTCAAAAATAACTTGGTTTGTTTGTCCTTGTGGTGGTGTGTTAGGTGGTGGTGTACCACTTACATTTCCACTACCGGTTTTAAATAGGTCAATTGATTGTTGAACACTAACCTCAATTTCACTTAATTGACTTGGATTTTGAGATAATTTATTATAAACATCAATATTTTTAGCATTTGCTGAAAAATACAAAGTATAAAACTTAGCAATATCTTTAGCCGTGATTGCTGGTAATTGACCGACTCTATCTTTCCATCTAGAAATTAAAAATTCAATATGTTTTGGCAAATCCGAAAAGCTAGCATATGGAATATTATTAGAATTACAATAATATAAATTTTCAAAATAAGAAACACCAGATTGACCCCAATTTTGTAATAAATCAATTCCTGAATAATTATGTTGATTTGTTTCTAATATTGTTCCATTTGACGAACCTAAATAAATTGCCGTAAAAATTAAATATCTCAATTTTTGGTCAGCTGTTTGACTAATGATTGTACTAATAGCGTCTTTATATTTAGCCTTGTTTGTAGAAGGTGTTATATTTTGATATTTTTCATAATTTTTTAACGGTGTACAACTTGGATAATTACTTGAACTATTAGCGGGTTTTTTAGTTGCATCTGTAACAGTATTATTAGATTGACTAATAACGTTTTGTTGTTTAGACCCACTTTCTTTTATTGCCGCTTGTTTATCTTGTTTGTTTTTCTCAATAATAGACGTTAATAAATTAGTTTTTAATGTTTGGATGTAACTATCTATTTCAGGTAAATTTGAAATTGATTGTCTAATACCTTTAAATACCGTTTCAAATGTTCCCGGTCCAATACTATGATTAACTTCCTGAATCATATATGCCCCACTAAACATTGGTACATGTCTTAAATTAAAATACATTGTTGGTTGAATCATTGCATTACCCATCATAGATACAGTACAAGCATAACTTCTATTTTTGTATAAGTTATATAATGAAACATTTTGAGTACCAGCCGCTTTACCTGATGATTGTTTAACTAATTCATCTGTTTGTTGTAATGACTCAGCAGTTGCTTGCCCCGCACTTTGGTCTATTTGGAACCCATGAAAAATTGATTGATTTTGTGGTCCCACATCAACATTAAACCCAACAACTTTATTAGATTTATCCCAATCTTGTTTACCTATTTGGTCTTCAATTAATGGATTATCACTCGCTCTTCTTAAATCAAAGGAATCCCCTTTAAATCTTACGTTAGCATTATTTTTAAAATCCGGTTGTTCACTTGGTTTTCCAGCATAAAAACAAACCATTTTAGCCGAAGAATTTCTATAATCAACATTTAAAAATGTTCCAAACATTGTATTCGCAAAATCAATAGTCCCTTCCGGTTTTGGCACAGGATTTTTAACCGCATCTTGTACATTATAAAAATTAACATAAGACGGTATATTCATCACAACAAAATTATTTGTTACTAAAATATCTTGGACAAAAATCAACATACTTGTTTTAGGATTTATATTTGTCAACGTTTTTTTCAATTTATGAATATCTACTAACACTTTATCCCCAATATTTCTATTTGCTCTATCCATCAATAAAATATCTTCAAAAAGTGTCTTAGTTTTAAAATCATTTCCCGCAATCCATTTATCATTTAATGCTTTAAATGATTCCCAATATTCTAATTTTGTTTGAGGACCTTCTAAAGCTGTTGCCAAAACAGCGTCTGGTGTACTACCAACATCCGGTAATTGTTTTTGTAATTTAGGCATTAATTTATTAATAATAATACTTTGAAATTTATCCGTACTCGCAATATACTCATTCATTAATTTAACAAATTTATTATATGTTAAAGTATTATCATTTAATTTTTGAGTTGCATAAATTTTAATAATTGGTGCAAAAGTTTTAATATTATCAACACTAAAATCTATATTACAATCAACAAAGAAATCAGTTATATAAGAACCATTATTACTATAACGTAATTGAGGTATCTCTGAAAACCCTACATATAATTGTAACGCCTTCCATTCGTTTGGATAGTTAGTAATAGATTGAGATAGTGTAACTGTACCTCCTGATGTCGGCAATGGAGTTGGTATTTGAAATGAGTATTTACTCCACGTATATGGGTCAGCAATCAACCCATTTGAAAAAGTATAAAATAATCTTTTATCAAAACTTGCCGGATTACCATATTTAAAAACCACGTCATAATTTAAAAATGATTGTAAAAGGTTAGATAAAACAGTTAATTGAGATTCTTGGACAGCCGAAACTAATTCAGTATTTATTGTCGTACCAGTTATTTTAGGTATTTTCATTAAATTTCTCATTAACATTTGAAAATTCTTAAAGGATTTTGTACTTTCTGTATCACTGTTTGATATAAACTCACTATCAAAATCATAAATTGATTTTGAAAAATTTAAAAATTCTGACTCAAAACTATCTAAAATTTCTTTTTCAAATACTGAGAACATTTCACTAATTTCTGTGTAATCATCTTGTTTTCCATTAATAGAAAAATTTTCTTGTTTAGTATTTCCGGTAAGATTAAAAACTTGTTTTAAATATTTTAGAGGTGTTGGTTTTACAACTTTAGTAATATCAAAATACCCATAGTTAGGTGCCGACCAAAATAATCTAACAGAACCATTATACATTGCCGTATTTCCAGTTATCTCATATTTTAATTGATTTGTTTCCTCAGTAATACATTCATTACTAGTTTGATTAATTAACGCCCCTTGAGATGGCACAATATATGATGAAGTTTTATCTAATGTTGTAATATAAACTGACCAGGGAATAACCCTTAAATCTCTTTTTGGATTATTCGGGTCAAACCCTTCTGGCATATTAATAATCGCTTCAGGTACATAATTTAATGTAACACCTGAACTAAACCCATTTTGAATATCGGTATCGGTATAACCTGAATAAATTTGGAACCCTTGATAAAACACATTAAAATCATTAATTAATAATGGGTAAAATCCGGTATTCATTAATGATGATGTCTCAAGACCTAATGTTGTATTTTTTTCTAATACAATATCCATTTGAGCTCCGTTAATTGTTAACCCATAATTTCTAGATGCAGAATTTGTAACAGGGTCATAATTATGCACATAACTAAATCCGGACCACGATGTATCAATAATATCAACACCTGTCTCAACAAAATTTTTATATCGGTTCCAAACAGAACCAATTTTTAATATCCAAGCATATGGTAATTTATGTACCGCACCAAATTTTTTAAGCGTTGCAAAAATATAGTCTAAATCCGTTACGGAATTTGTCTCATAAGTTTTGTACTTTTCTCTAAGCGTTGATAATGGTAAACTATTTAAAAACAAATAAGCTGACGCCACAAATGGATATTCACTCCCATTTCTAAAATTTTTAACACCTTCTTGAATTGAATTAGTAAAATATGGAGTGTTTAACATTGACACAGTTTGGTTACTTGACACCAATCCTGAATAATTTAAATATCTTAAATTACCTTCTGTCGGTAATTGAGAATCAAAACTTCTATTTTCATAAAATAATTTTAAATCAAAATAATAAATTGGGGATTTAATATTATTAAATAAAAAGTTAGTAAAAGGTCTTCTATTATCATCATTAGTAATATCTAAAAAATTAGATATTATTTTTTTATTACTATTATATGTTAATACTTTTGTTGTATTATAAGACGATTTAACATCTGAAATTGAATTACCGTTTGCTAACTCACTTTTAACCCAAGCGAAATTTGTAAATGGATATGTGTCAGTTAAATTAAAAATATTACTTGATGTTGAATTTGATATAAAATCATCAATATTTTTTTCACCCGGTAAAGAAACTAATGGTTGTGATTTAGAGTCATTTAACAAATTTTGACTTAAAAATTCAAAACTAGAATTATTAACTTTGTTTTTAATATATGATGTATTAAAGATACCTCTAATAAAATTCTGCCAACTTTCACCTGTCCCATCATTTGAGATATGTCTCATCAAAATTTCAAAATTACCCGCATTAATACCAAACTCTTTTAATTTTTTAATAATAAAAGGATTATCATTTGATAAACTTTGAATAATGTTAATACTTTCTGCTTCAGCAATAACGTCAGTTACTTTATCCGCATCCTGAGTATTACCATTACTTCTTAATAAACCTGAGTAGTTAGATGTTAAAAATATTCTTTCAAATATTTCATAAAAATATTTAATTTCTTCTTTATTATCATAAACAGCATTACTAATTGGAAATTCAATTGCATCTAACGAAACTCTTTGAATGTCGGTCACAGGATTTGAGGTTTCTGTCGGGTCAGCCGGCGGTTTTACTGTTTGAGTTGTTGCTCTAATAAATTCTTCAACAAATTCAACTTCAGGCCATAAATCAGTTAAATACGCTTTAGTTTGACTTATAACATTCTTATCTCCCGGATATGTTAATTCAAATTTTTCACGACCATCTTTACCTGAAGTTGCTGTCAACATTTGAGGCCACGGATAAATTGGTAATGTTTTATTATCACCTGATGTTAAATTATCAACAGAAGCGTTTGCTGTTTCAGGATTTAAAATTGAATTTCTTCTGGCTTTAATTTGAGTATCATTTAAATTCCAAGCTTGTACATGAACATCATCCATTAATCTTAGGAATGCCTCACCATTAGCAAAAATAACCGCAAGAACATTTCTAATATTTGGAACAAATCCAATACCATTATCTTTTTTTTGTAATAAATTAGTTAAAGCTTCTGTTAATTCATCTTGAATATTTTCTTTAGTTGTTTTAGCTAATTTACCCATTTGGTTTATTAAATCTTCAAACCTATTATCACCCTCAAATATATAAAATTGGAAGTTTTTATCTTCAGAACCTTTCTTATTAGTTATCTCTAATGAATTAAAAATTCCTTCGGTTGCTAGTTGATTTTTAAATTGTTTAAGTTGGTCCGCGTTTGGCTCTGTTGATAATTTTTTTCTTTGACGATAAGTTTCTTTAACATTAACATCATTTTCTTTTGGTTCAATAGGAAATATACTTGGGTCAATCTTAAATGGTACATGTGAACCAGTTTTTGTTTTACCATCAATAGTATATTTACCATTTTCACCGCAAACAGAATTTGCCTCCATTTTTTCTTTTGCCGCACTGATAATACCTTGAAGTTCCGCCAAAGCATTTTTTCTTTTTTGAGCTGTATTTATTTCAGATTTAAAAGTATAAACCTTACTACCTTCAGTAATTCCATTAACACCATTAACACCTTTCATTACTAAATAATTTTTATCATCCATATATTTAGAAAACCATGAAGTTCCAGCACCAACATAAACATCTTTATCTAAATTACCCAATAATCTTTGATATTCTTCAACATAAGTTAATGGGTCTAAATTTTGTTGCGAAAATGAAGTTAAAATATTTTTAATAAAATTTTCAATCCTATTTTTCATTTGAACAACAGTAATTTCAGGGAAATCATCAGGTATCATACCTTTTGATTTATATTCACTATATAACTCTCTAACTTTTTGATATCCTCTTGAAACAATAGAATCTTGGACGTTTGAAAAATTGCTAGAACCTCCTTTAACTGTTTGTATATTAACCCTAGATTGGTACATGTGTGGAACCGCAATTAATGCCGCCATAGGTACCTCACTTAACAATGTATATTTGTAAGTAAAAAATTGTAATTTAATTTTAAAATTTCCATTAGATGTGTCATATCTAGTTGAAAATGTTTGTAACATTAATTTTAATTTAACCGCTTTACCATAAAACCCTTTTATTGTTAATTGAAACATTGGATATGGTAAATTAAAAAATGCGGCGTATGGTGAATTATCACCCGCCTCAAACATAGCTCTACCTTTAACATCTTCTAATTCAATAGTAATTGAAGGTAAAAAATCTAACCCTTGTCTAATATTAATTGATGTAATACCCAACAATCCATTATCAACTGAGGCTTGTTTACCACCTGAATTAATGGTTTGTCTAATGTAAAAATCACTACTTTTATTTGGGTTTGAGACAGCCGTTAGTTTTGGTTGATTCACACCATTACCTTTTATTGTATCTTTACCCGTTAATTCATCTGTATATGAATTATCTAAAAATGTTTTATCTCCCGGTTTTAAAAAATTAATAGTGGCTATTGAAACTGTTTGTACTTGGTCGTTATTTGCAACACCAAGTGCTAATTTGGTACGAGGTAAAACTTTACACTCCAAATTAGCATACATTACTAAATTTTCCTGCTTAACATATCGTTCTTGTACTTTTCCGTCATTATCTATAACTTTATTTGGGTCAATGATTGATATGTTATTATAATCAAACTCAACTAATATATTTTCCGATTTATCTACCATAATAAAAGAAGTAATTTTCTAGGTCATTGTTGTAATCCTGTAAAGAAGCTATTAAAGGATAGGGTATTGTCAAGATAGCCCCATCGGGGATATTCCACTCTTGACCAGCATATAGTGGATTTGCTTGTAATATTAACCAACTAAAGAAAGGACTACCATAATATTGTTGAGAAACTTTATCTAATCTAGATTGAGCGACTTTAAAAATATATCTTTTGTCTGTAGATTTACTTGGCAGAGCAATATATGGTACAACCGTTTGTTGTCCATTAACGATAAAATTATTGTATCTATTATAATAATCTTTAGTACCCATAATTAATCAAATTTTATTTTACCATCAAACGTTAATTTATCATTATTAACATTTACAGTTTTATATAAATTAGCAATATCTGTTTTTTGTTGTGTTTCAGTTGCAGGGTCAGGAACCGTAGTATAAGTAAACTTTCTCAATTTACCTTTAGGATAAGCCGGTTGATTTACAAATTTTAAATAAGATTCTTTTCCTTTAATTGTTTTAATAAATTTTTCTTCAGCAATTAATTCTTTTTTAGTTAAATCGGCAAAATCATCACAAATATTATTAAATTTTCTAACTAATTTATTATCACTTTTTAATTCTCCACTAATAATAGCATTCTTAAATTGTGTTAATTTATTTTTATCATTAAATATTTGAGCCATTACCATAAATTGTCTTTTATCCTGAACTGACGCTGTTGCAAAATCTTTTGAAATTGGTTCAAATTCACCAGGACCTTCATATGGTACAGTAACTGTTGTAATTATTTTTTCAGCATCCATTAACACATTAAAATCGTCTAATCTAATACCAACTAAACGATAGTCATCACACAATTCTTGATATGTGTCTAATGGAGACCCAAGACTAGCGGTATTAACTTCGGTTGTACCTGAAATAGTATAAACACGAGGAATCCCGGTGTCTAAAATTTTACCATCCGTTTTAGTTGTTACTAAATTTATTTTTCTAATAATTTGAACCATACTTTGTTCTAATATTACAATTTCTTGAATTTTAGTGAATAAACCACTACTATAATCCCCTTTTAATGTGGTAATATATTGATTCATATTTGTTTTAACTCGTTGAATTGTTGCATCTGTAAATTTATAACCCACTAATCTTGATATTATATAATTTTGATTAGTTGGATTATCAGCATTAATATCTGATATAAATGTACTAAATAATGAATCCACTTTAGTTTCAACACCTTCCGGTTTTCCATAAATTGGAGCTAATATACTACTAGAATTTAAACTTATTTCTCCCGAAGTATACAATCTATCCTGAGTTATTAATTGCCACACACCATAATTGTATGATTTAACAATACTATCACTTTGATTTAAAACATTTGTATAATATTCTTTCGTAGCATCTAATATTTTATCCATAATACTCATATAGGTAATTTCCCCTGTTTGACCACTAGTAACCGGAATGTTAGTTAATATGTCACCAATAGTATTTCCACCATCATTAGTAATTTCATTTTGAACATTATTAACAGTAACCGGTGGTTGAGCATTTAATATTGATTGGATTAATGTAGTATCTAACGCTGAAGTATCTTCTGTCCATGTTGCTCTTTCGTCATAAATTTCAGTATTTGCGTAAAAATTAAATGACAGCGCGTTTTGTAATTGTTCAACAGGTCTAGCAAGCCCCATACCACCAATCATATCAAAACTTAAATTTACGTTAGCTAACATCGGTTGAATACCAATTCCTTCCGGATTCATATCCAACAATAATGGTTCATATGTAAATGATATTGTTTTTGGAATTATTTTTCCGTTATAGAAATCCCCAATTCTCAATACTAATACCGGTGGTGCACCAAATGAAGTATTAACCGCATCATTATATTTTGGTTTACCGTCCGCACCTATTACAGGAATTGTTTCACCAGGTCTAACACATTGATTTAAAAATGTAAGTCTAGAATTTAAACCTTCAGGTGTCATGGAGTGAAAAGCGGGATTGAAAAATTTAATTTTATCCGCTATAGACCCATATACCATAGGATTAGTTTCTTTAATAACATCAAAATAGTCACATTCAGTTAATAATTGTCTAATAATTCTTTTCCCAATACCTTCTTTTAATTTTTGTTCAATTGTAACTGTCTGAACAGGTTTAATCGTATTAATTGTTGTATTGGTCACATCAGGTGTTATTATTTCCACTTTTTCAGGTGGTTTTACTATAGTTGTTGGAGCAATTGGTGCAATTGCAATACTATTAATTTTAACTCTTCTACATGCCATAGCATCTGTTGAATATGTCTCAGCTTTTTTGTTAGAAACATCTGTACCCGATGATGATACAACATTTTTACTACAGTCAACTTGTGTTCCAGTACCTGACTCACCTTGAGGTATAGAAATTTGTTCACCCTTACCACTTTGTAGTGTAATTTGTAAGGTTTGATTTTCAAAGAAAGGAGCCAAATTAACATCTCCAATACTATACTCCTTTAAGAATTGAATAACAGAATCATTTCTTCGTTTAGAAAGATTTTCATTATACGGGACACTGGCAGTTGCTGATGCCGAACCAACCATTTGAATACTTATAGTCCCCTTTTTTTCTTTTAGAATATTGTAAGCGTCTTTTATAAAATTATTATCATTAAGAGCAATTTTTTTATAATTAGATTCAACAATATTTGTAAAGAACTCACCAACATTTCTATTAGTAACACCAACATTAAAAATTGCACTTGCGGTATCAACATATGTTTTTTTATTTCCAACACTAGTATATGACGAATACGTGACATCATATGGAA